GCAGCCAGTCATTGATGGTCAGGAACAGGATCGCAGGTTGGCCGCAGAAGTTTTCCAGCGTGATGTTGAGCGTATAGGCCCATTCAAACCCACGATTGGCTGTGAGGGGCGAATTGATGCTGCCCTTTTCGATCCACATGGCAAGCCGATCTGGATCGGTGGCAAAATCTGGCAGGGCGGCGACAATCGCGGCGCGTAGCGTGTTGGGCTTCATGGGGCATCACCATAGGGTTACGGTTTCGATGGTGCTGGGCGTGGCGGTGGGCACAGTGGGCAGGGTGACAATGGTGCCCTCTGCGATCCACGGCCCTGCACCCGCCAAGCCGGGGTTGAGCGCCAAGGCAGCCTCTACCACCCCGCCGGTCGTCGTGCCCAGCACGCGATAGCAGAGGCTATCAAGGCGCTCATTGGCGTGGGCGGTGGCGGTGGTGGTCATGCCCGAATACCTGTGAGGAAGGCATAGAGTGCAGCGGCATCTTCATGGATGGGCCGCACGCTGGGCGCATTGGCCCGCGCGGCCACAACCTGCTCAATGCACCAGCGGCGGGCACCAAATTGTGCAAGATCCTCGCGGGTGGCCCCCACAGGCTTAGGTGCAGGGCGGTTGTTGATCATTAGATCAATTCCACCGCCACGCGCGTGGTGCCGAGGATCGACCGGACATTCGACAGGCGCAGGCGCTCGTAATAATCCGACAGGGCGCGCTTGGCATCGGCGCGGGTTTCATCGCTGGCGGTCGCGCTGAAATCGGTTGAGAATTCGGCCAGCAGCGCGGCGGCGGCATAGCGCACCGCGCCGATGAACAGGGTGACCAGACGCGGTTTGCCATTGATGACCGCACCGGGGGCAACGGCGGCGAGCGAGGCGATACCTTCGGCCCGCCGCGCGTTGCTCCATGCGGCCAGATCATCGGTGACGGTGACCGCAGCAGTTTCCAGCGCCGCCACAAGGCGAGCTTGGGTGCAGGTTTCCCCAATGCGCAGGGCCTCGCGCATGTCGGTAAAGTCGATAGCGGGCCACCACCCATCCAGCACCATGATGGACCCCACCGGGGAGGCAGGGGCAGCGGGTTTGACGATCAGGGGCGAACTGGCCATGCGATAATCCTTCATGCGGGAAAGGGTGGGGGGTGGGGGCTTTGGCCTTATGGTCAAGCTAGGCTATGGCCGCTGGCCAATGCCCGCCCCCCGGCGCTGTGGGGCGCAACTGTTAAACTGGGCCGTTAGATAGTGGGGTCAGCGGGGATGATCTGCGCCATGATAATCCGGCGCGAATGCACGAAATATTCGCGGCTCTCGCCCGGTTGCAGCGTATCGAGCAGCCGCCATTCGCCATTGGCAGCAGGTGCGCCGTCTTCCATGGGGAAGGCCATGACCTCGGTGGGGAGCAATTCGGCGTGGATGGTTACGCGGGCAGTCATGCGGTTTTCTCCGTGTTTTTGTCGGCATCATCGGCAAGGCGCTTGGCCTCAGCCGCCAATTGCCGGATGACTACCTTGACCCCGCAACTGTCATCCAGTTGCACCGCGCGATCCAGATAGGAGGTGGCCGCCGCGATCAGGGCAGCCTTGCCCCCGGCGACCCCGCTTTCGGCGGTCGGGTCGAAAGCATCGGCCTTGGCGCGGAAGGCAAGGCCAATGGCCTTTTTGACCTTAGCGCGGATTTCATCGGGCATGTCGGCGGCTTCGGTCAGGGCCTCGACCTGTTGCAGCGTGGTAAGGCTAACCGTGGGATCGGCTAGGATACCGGCCTCGGCCACCTGTTCCGCAATCAGCTCGGCAGGGGAGCGGCGGAAACGGTCAGGCAGGGCCAGCCCATAGGTCAGCACATGGCGGGCAATATCGAGCGCCAGAGGCCAATCTGCAATGTCGATAGCCCAGACCAGCATAGTGCCCACGATTTCATCCTGCGCGGGCCGATCAGCCGACAGCGCGCCCTCGATCCATGGGCGATAGGTCTCAATCATGGTGCGCTTTAGCTCAATTTTGCGCTCAAGCGATTTTGTGTTCGACAGCTGGCGCAGGTCATTACCCAGCGCGGCCAGCTTGAGTTGATAGGCGCTGGCGGCGGGGCCATTTTCGGGAGAGGGCAGGGCACCGGGGCGCGGGCCATTGCCAGCCTTGGCGGCCATCTTTCGTTCCATCGAACGGCGGGCGGGGGAGGTCATAGGCGATCCTTGATGCGGATAGGGTGGCCCCGCGCCATGGGGAGGCGGCGCGGGGCCAGTGCAGACCGGGAAAGGGCGAAACCGGCCTGCGGGGAGACTTAGGCGTTCTTGGACTTGATGTTTTCCACCAGCGCCACATAGTCGTAATCCTCGACAACATAGGCGTCGTTCGACGACTGATAGTCGGTGATCTGATCAAACCACGGCTCATCCTGAATCCAGCGGCGCTGGCCACCGTTCTGGTAGTAGATCGAAAGGTTGGAAAACTTGGTGATCAGGATGGCGGTATCGGGGAAGTAGGGCACGCGGAAGACCGGAAGGCCGCCCAATTGCTTGTCCTCCATGATCGCCTGCCGGGCCAGCATATCAAGGCTGCCCTCGGCGCGGTTGATCAGCGGGAAATACTTATCATGCAGTAGCTTGCTGCCGACAATGACCACGAGGTCGGGATCTTCGCGCGCCCAGACCGGCAGCAGGGTTTCCTTCGCATCCCACACCAGCGAGTCCAGGCTATCATAGTCGCCCGCCGCCCCATAGGTGACATAGCCCGCTTGCTTACCGCCATCGACCTCATCGAGAACGCGCTCGGGCTTGTCTTCGCGGATCGCCTGAAGCCAACCACGGTTGAAATCCTGAAGCAGCGGGTTTTGGGTGATGTTGGAGGTGAGGGCATAGCTGGTGCCGTTGAAGCCCACGCAGATGCGGTCGAGCGCCTGACGAATGACGATCATATCGCGGATGCGCGCCTCGAAATCGGGGAACAGTGCCCAGCTATCGAGCTTCGCGTATTTCAGCGAGGTGTCGAAATTGTTCTTGTGGCACTCATACTGGAACCCATCCAAGCCAGTGGGATCAATGCCGACGCGGCGGGTGCCGCCGGACGTATCGACATTGCGGCCCACCGAGCTGCCCATGGTCAAGCCGAGAACCTGCCCCTTCATCTGGGTCACCGGCAGGATGTTGATCTTTTTCAGGAAGGCGGTGCTGTCCTGCATACGCGTCACAAGGCGCTGCTGGACCGAGGGCTGAATAGTGAAATAATGCGTGGTCACCGATGCAGCCGGCACATTGTTGATGGTGCCAATCTGCTGGGTAAACTCATTGAACCGCTGACGGGTGATCTGTTCCATAAGGATTTCCTAAAGACGGCCAAACTGGCCAGACATGCGCGGGCGTGGGGTGATGTTTGGGGAGATCAGCAGTCGGCGCGTTCAGCGTTTTCCGTGCCGGTTGCATTGGGCCGATGGTTGAAATTCTGGGGTGAGGTGTTTTCCAACTGGGCGCGCAGTTCGGCGGCCCTGGCCTCGCTGGCCTCAAACTTTTGGCTGAGGGCAGCGAACTGGGCCTGCCCCTTTTCAACCTGAGCAATCAGGGCCGAGAACATGGCGGCGGTATTGGTATCCGCCACAGCAGCAGGGGCAGGCGCAGGATTGGCAGCAACGGGCGCAGCCGGGGCAGTAGGAGTCATGCCGGAAAAGTTCAGCCATTGCTTGAGGAAGGCCAGCATCCCCGCGCCATCGGGATTGTCGGGAATGGGCAGATCACAAGCATCGCTGAAATCAAATGCCACTTCCTGCGCGGCGGTGAACAGGCAAGAGGGGTCTGACTTGCGGGCGACAAAGGGCGATGCGGCGGGATGGCCCGCGCAGAATTTCAGGACTTCGGTGCCCAGTGCGGCAGGGTTATCCGTCACCGCCACGCCCATCAGATAAGCCTTGCCGGTGCTCGCAAAATCCGGGTTGATTTCAATGGAGCTATAGAGCTTCTGACCCGAACTGTTCAGCGCCTTGAGGTTATCCAGCGGCTTGATCTGGGCAAACAGGCCAAGGCGCGACACATCCTTGCCATCCAGCTTCACAGTCACATTGCCGGTCTTGAGCGCCAGCACATCACCATAGGAGCCGAATTCACTGGACGGCGCCAAGCCTTTGATATGTTCGACATTGATCCGGGCCGCGCGGGTTGCAGGATCATAGTTAGCGGCCATCTGTTCGATTTGGGCGCGGCTGATTTCGCGCCCATCCGTTACTGCGCCTTCGGTGGCCACGCAGAACCATTTGTAGTCGGCCATAGGTGAGCTTCCATCTTGTGGGGTTGGTTTGTGACCCCACAAAAGCGCCGGGCGCGGCGCTTTCCCACGTGCAGATATTGTTTGGTGTGACCCTACAATGCCGCCGCGTGGGGCGCGTGTGATCCATGCGGCAGATCGGCGGAATGGATGATGATCTTCCCCCTGATGATCTGCCCGATGAGGCGGGTGATGACGTCGCGCCGGAGGGGCGCGCGCCGGATAGCGATGGCGGCAACATTGTGCAGATTGCGCCGATCATCGCGCAAAAGGTGCGCGCCCGGTCGCTCTATTGGCGCGGGTGGGCGGTCAGCCAGATCGCGGACGAATTGGGCATCCCCTATGCCACCGTCTCCAGTTGGAAGACGCGGCAGAAGTGGGATCAGGCCAGCCCATCGGAACGGGCCGAGGAAGGTATCCTTGAGCGCTATCTGACCCTGATCGCCAAAGATGCCAAGACCGGCGGGGATTTTAAGGAAATCGACCTGCTGGGCCGCCAGCTGGAGCGCATGGCGCGCATCCAGAAATATCTGGGCGGCGGCAATGAGACGGACCTCAACCCCAAGACCAAGAACCGCAACAGCGATGAGGTGAAGGCCAAGAAGGAAAAGGCCAAGAACCTGATCACGCGGGAGCATCTGGCCGCCCTGCGCGCCGATCTGGAAGACGGGCTGTTTGGCCATCAAGAGGCGTGGTGGTCAACGGTAAGCCGTCGCACCCGCATGATCCTGAAATCGCGCCAGATCGGCGCGACATGGTATTTCGCGCGCGAACGCCTGCTGGTGGCGCTGCAGACTGGAAAGAACCAGATCTTCATTTCGGCAAGCCGGGCGCAGGCCCATATTTTCCGCAATTACATCACCCAATGGGTGCAGAAGGTTTGCGGCGTCCACCTGAAGGGTGACCCGATTGTCATCCAGCGCGGCGAGGACGAGGACGGCAAGGCGCTAGAGCCGGTCGAACTCTACTTTCTGGGCACCAATTACCGCACTGCGCAGGGCTACCACGGCGACGTCATCATCGACGAATGCTTTTGGATTTATGGCTTTGAGGAGCTTTTCAAAGTCGCCTCGGCCATGGCGACCCAGAAGCAATACACAATCACGCTGTTTTCGACGCCCAGCACCCTAGCGCATGAGGCGTTCCCCATGTGGAGCGGCGACCGCTATAATAAGCGGCGCGCCAAGGCAGAACGGATCAAGCTGGATGTTTCCCACACGGCCTTGGCCAAGGGGATGGAAGGGCCAGACAAAATCTGGCGCCAGATTGTCAGCATTGATGACGCCATCGCGGGCGGCTTTGATCTGGTCGATCCAGAGCAGCTTCAATTTCAGTATTCGCCCGATGAGTATGACAACCTTTTCCGCTGCATCTTTCTGGATGACAGCCAGAGCATGTTCCCCTTCGCCGTCATGCGCCGCTGCATGGTGGATAGTTGGGATGCGTGGAAAAAGGACTTTGAGCCATATGACTTGCGGCCCTTTGGGCATGGCGAAGTATGGATCGGCTATGACCCTAATGCCAGCGAAAGCGCCACGGCGGATGATGCCGCGCTGGTGGTGGTGGCCCCGCCGCAAAAGACGGGTGGCAAGTTTCGCATCCTTGAAAAGCAGCGCCTGAAGGGGCTGGATTTTGAGGGGCAGGCTAATGCCATCCGCTTGATATGCGCGAAATACAATGTGACCCGGATCGGCATTGATACGACCGGCGCGGGGCGCAGCGTGCACCAGCTCGTGGTCAAATGGTTCCCGACCGCTCACGCCTATCATTATTCGGTGCCGCTCAAGACCGCGATGGTCCTGAAGGCGAAAAACGTGATCAGCAAGGGCCGCTTGGAATTCGACAGTGGCTGGATCGATGTTCTCTCCAGCTTCATGGCGATCAAGCCGCAATTTACCAGCAAGGGCGTGACCTACACCGCAGATCGCGCGGGCGGGGTCGGCCATGCTGACGTCGCGTGGGCGGTGATGCACGCCCTGTTCTTTGAGCCGCTCGACAGCAGCGAGGGCATCAGCGGCAATTCATCAATGGAGATTTTCTGACCATGACTGACCCCCAAATCAACACTGGGCCTATGGGTGGCGGGCATGGCGGCGGCCCAGAGCCGGAGCCGCGCGGGCCATGGGATGCCTATGAGTTTGGCGCGCCGGAAAGCGTGCTACACCGCAGCCAGATTTTCGACCTGTTTGAGGTTGTGCGCGGGTCGAAATGGTATGAGCCGCCGATCTGCCGCGTGGGGCTGGGCAAGGCCTATCGCATGGCATCGCATCACCAATCGGCCATTCTGTTTAAGCGCAACATGCTGGCCGCCAGCTTCATTCCCAACAAGCGATTCAGCCGTGCGGAATTTCGCAAATGGGCGCAGGATTATTTGATTTTTGGCGATGCGTTTTTAGAGAATGTGCCCAACCGTCTGGGGGGCACAATGCAGCTCAAGTGCAGCCCTGCGGCATGGACGCGGGTGGGCGGCAATCCGGGGGAGCATTGGTTTATTCAACCTGGGCTGATGATGTATCAGCCCCATTTGCTGGAAGCCGGGACGGTGCACCACCTGATGGAGCCGGACCCGCTGCAAGAAATCTATGGGATGCCCAGCTATATTTCAGCGCTGCAATCGGGGCTGCTGAACGAAAATGCTACGTTGTTTCGGCGGCGGTATTACCTCAACGGATCTCACGCCGGGTTTATCCTCTACGTGAGCGAGGCAGGGATGCAGGACAAAGATAGCGATGCGCTGCGCAATGCTCTGCGCGGGGCCAAGGGGCCGGGGAATTTCCGTAACCTGTTCCTGCATATCCCCGGTGGCAAGGAGCATGGTGTCAAGATCATGCCGATTGCCGAGGTGGGGGCCAATGACCAGTTTCTGGGCATCAAGGAGGTGACGCGCGATGACATGCTGGCCGCGCACCGGATGCCGCCTCAATTGATGGGCATTGTGCCCAAAAATGGCACCGGGTTTGGCAATGTGATCGACGCGGCGCGGGCCTATTACCACATGGAGATTGGCCCGCTGCAAACGCAAATGGCTGAGGTGAATGAATGGCTGGGCTGGGAGGCTGTAGACTTTAGCGAACCGGCGGACATGGGGGCATTACTGGCGATGGCATCGGCGGGGGTGAAGGCGGGATGATCGCGCGCGGGCCAGTGCTGTTGGGCCTTCCACAATGACGCGAGACTGACAAATTGCGCAGGCCGGGTAGGCGGGGGCCGAGGTCATCAATGACTGGAGCGAGGACCTTTCGACGTTCTTTCGTGTGTTGCAGCGCCATTATCAGCCGTTCATGGAAATGCTGCGCTGGCAGGTGACGACGCGGGCAGGCTTTGAAAAGCTGGCCGCTTTGCCACCAGAAAGCCTGACAGATTTAGAGCGGTCGGCGCGCTTTCTCTATCTCCAGCGCATCGCTTTTGGCGGAAAGGTCCGGGGGCGCAATTTTGGGGTATCGGTGGGCCGACCGGCCAGCTTTGACATCATGAAGCTGGGGCCGATGATTGAAGCGGTGCATGAGCGACTGTCGGGCGTTGTGATTGAGCGGCTGGATTGGTCAGCTTTTCTGACCCGGTATGATCGACCGGGCACCCTGTTCTACCTCGACCCACCGTATTTTGGGTGCGAGGGAGACTATGGCAAGGATATGTTTGCGCGAAGCGAATTTGCCCGCATGGCCGACCAACTTCGCCAGATAAAGGGCCGCTTCATCCTATCGCTGAATGACCACGCGGCGGTGCGCGAAACCTTCGCTGGGTTTGATTTTGAAGAGGGCGGTGTGCGCTATACGGTGGGCGGTGTGAAGGATGGCGGCGCAGAGGCCAGAGAAGTGATCATCTCGAACTAAGGCGCAGGGGAGGGCTGGGGGTAAGAGCCTCCAGCCCTTGCGCAGGCCAAGGGCTGGCTTACTTTGTGATTGCCCGGCGCAGGGCGGCATTGATCCGCGTCTGCCATCCTGCGCCGCTTTCCTTGAAAAAGGCGATCACATCTGGGTCGAGACGCAGCGTGACGCTAACCTTAGGGTTTTCTGCCGCAGGGCGACCGCGCAGCTTGCCCTGAAGCGAGGCAGGCAGATCGCCAAGGCGCTTGGCATTGGCCACCATGTCATCGGTCCATTCGGGGTTTTCGATGTCGGGGCGCGATGCCCGGTCATTGTTGCTCATAGCGTTTGACCTCTCGTTTGTTGGCTTTGCGAAAGCTGATGATGCGGATGCCAGTCTCGGTTTCCGCGAAAACCAGCGCATGGATGCGACCATGGACCGGGCCGAGGGCGCTGTAGCGGATTTCTCCATAGTCGAAGCGGTCATCAATCCAGATCAGCGCGGCGGCAAAATCGAAGGATGCCGCCAGTTCAAAGCCAAAGCCTCGTTCGCGCAGATTGGTTTCGCTTTTAGCCGGATCGAAGGTGATTTCCATGTGATTTTTGTAACTACATTAAATAGCAACGTCAAGCGGAATGGTGGCGTTGAAGGGCGATGGGGCGGGAGAATTTTGCGAGGGCTTTGTCGATTTTGCCTTGTCATAAGTGTATAAATATATAAGTGTATAAAAATGAAGTTGAGAAAGAGCGAGGAGGATCAATGACCAAGCGCAAAGCAAAAGAAGATGAATGCCCTCGTTGCAAAGGGGTTAGTTTTGATCCGCATGGATTTGATTGCCCGCTTTGTGATGGAAGGGGAGTAAAAGGATTTTGGTCATATTATCCAAGTGATTGGAGGGATTATCGCGATCCTTTAATCTCAATTAATGGAAATATGGGCGTCTATCTTGCCAAGCAGGAGGAATAGCCATGCAGATGGATCTGTTTGCACTGCCCCCAGCCCCTAAATGGGAGCCTATTCCGGCGGCAAAGCCGCTCTGGCGCAACGGGATTGCCATGCCGGGCAGCGACAGGGGCTATACGCACCCGCGCGAGGGCGACTTGCGTTTTCTGTGGCACCGCATGGGCGCAGGGCGGTGGTTTCGGTGGGATAATCGGGATATGATCTGGGTCTGTATCGACCCGGTAGATGCAACAGGCATCAATGATCGCCCGGACACACCGCCCAAGCCATTAGGCTAAAGCCGCGCCATACCGCAAACATTTATACACTTATACGCCTATAGGAAGGGCAGCAAAATGAAGGTTATCGCAATTCTTTCGCAAAAGGGCGGTGTTGGTAAGACCACGCTGGCTACCTGCTTGGCTGTTGCAGCCGAGGCTGATGGTAAGACTACGGCTATCCTCGATCTGGACCCGCAGGCCACTGCCAGTTTTTGGAGCGATGAACGCGAGGCTGATGCGCCTGCGGTGTCCTCGCTTCAGGCGGTGCGGCTGGGGCCGGTGATCGCCGCAGCGCAAAAGCATGGGACCGATTTGGTGATTATCGATGGTGCGGCGGTCGCGCGCGATGTGGCCCACCTTGCGGCTCAACATGCCGACCTTGTCTTGATCCCAACCAAGGCGGCGGTGTTTGACACCATGAGCATGATGCACACGCTCGACATTGTGCGCCAGTTGGACAAGCCGGTCTCGGTGGTGCTGACCTTTGTATCGCCGCAGGGCCAAGAGACGGCAGACGCGATTGAGGCGATGACCCAGTTGGGCGCGGATGTTTGCGATGTGACCATCGGTAATCGCAAGGCTTTCTTTCGCGCGCAGGGGCAGGGGCTGGCCGCGCAGGAGTTTGAGCCAAAGGGGGCGGCGGCGCGGGAGATTGCAGCCCTATACAATTATACACATATACGGCTATACCGCACGGCGAAGGAGACGACTCGATGACACGAAAGGGCGGGAACTCGCTGCAAGCTATGCTCAACCGCGCATCGGCTGGGGCTGATGTAGTTGCGGCTGATGCGTCAGAGGTGGAAGTCGTTTCCGCCCCGGCGGGCAAGCGGGGGAGGCCTACTCTGGCAAGTCAGGGCTTGGCGCCAGCGGCGCGGGCCAAAGTGCGCGCGGCCACCAAAATGATTGGCGGGCATTTTCCACCTGAGACTAGCCAGCAACTGCGGATGCTGGCGGTCGAAGAGGACACCACGGTGCAGGCGCTGCTCGAGGAAGCCATTGCGGATCTGTTGCTCAAGAAGGCCGGGCGCAAGGTTCGCCGCTGAGCCGATTTAAGCCCCGCTGGCGAGCGCGGTGATCGCGGCGCGGCAGGGACTGTCTTTCATCATGGACCCTCTGTGTGGGGCTGGGGCGCGATCCTCGGCCCCTTTTCGCGTGTGGGGAGGGCGTGGGCGGCGCTCGAAAATCGGGCCGGAGAGGGGCGTTCGGGCCTCAAGCATCGGCGTTACCCCCACGCCTCGCCCGCCTCCTCTTTGTGCGGATATTATGCAGTCAACAGGACCGCTATGCGCCCCGCACAGGCCGAAAACACAAGATTTTGGAGGTTGGCGGCCTTGTCGCGCGATGGTGCAGAATTACGCACTACAATGCACTAGAGACGAACTCTCCGCGCGCGCTCCGCTCAATGTGAGGCGCCCAGATTTCGACCTGCCCCTCTGGGCAGCCAAGGAGACGCGCAAGCGGCTCCGTTCGACGGTGCCGATAACGCATCGTCAGCGG